AATGGAGGTACTGGTTTTGATATTTATCTTAATGGTAATATTGTTAGAAATATGAGGAAACAGCTTCATGAAGGCTTTGAAATTCCGAAGATTCGTACAGTATTGCTTGATGATATTATACCGCCCGCTCGAGTATCTAGCGGAAATTCCCATATTGAATTTGAAGGGAATGGACGTATAGTCGAGTATTCCAAGAAGAATGTGAAAATTTCACAAAAAGGGATTGAGAAGCGCCTTGAAAATTATAAGGACTTTGAGATCACAGCTGAAATTTCACATATCGAAGATGTGTGTGATGTTATTGGTGCGAGGTATCTTTCACAAATGAAGAGGATACCACAGCGCCTGAGCTATCATACTGCGGTATTTGGCGAACCTGGGCAAGTGGTTGCTACCAATTTCTCAACGTCCGCTGGTATTCCTTTGACTGGGACCGAGTTGGACAAGCGATATTGGCGCCATCCTGATGGTAGTCCTAATATTAAGGTTTTAGATCAGATTCGGGTTTACCTGAATCAAGCCTTGGTTGATATTATGCGCGGAGTTTGGCCTAATTTTATATTCAAGATCTTCCCAAAGGATGAGACTTTACCTCTGGAAGACGTGGATGTAAAACAAAAAGTCCGAACTATAAATGGAGGACCCATTATATTTATTCTGTTGCAGAAAATGTATTTTGGTGATCTCTGCGCTCTTATAGAGCAGAGGCCTTTGGAGTTCAATACTCTTATAGGCCTAGATATGAATTCCATGGATGGGCATTCTCTTGTTTTGAGATTGCTAGAAGTGAACCCAGAGAGGGATTCACTTTTTGGTGGCGATATATCTAAATTTGAATTCCGTCAGCGGGCAGAAGTGTCAACTGCGGTGTTTGATCGAGTTATTGAGCCATTATATGCGAATGCTTCACCCGAGGAACGTGTTATTAGACGTAATCTCTGGGAGATGGGTATTACGACTGTTAATGCGTTTGGTGATAAACTTTATTTGGTGCATGGTCCTCGTGCGTCAGGTGAGTATATGACGTCCTTGGGAAACACTATCTACGTACAAGTAGCTCTAGTGTATTCTTATTATAAGGCCTGTGGCTTTGTGAGAACGATTTTGCCGACTTTTTATCTCCACGTTTACTGTGTCTCTGTTGGTGATGACAACATAGGCGCTGTTTCACGTGAGGTGAGATATTGGTTTAATCAGGTGGCCATAAGGGATGGTATGCAGGATCTTGGTCTTGCTTATACTGATCCTAATAAGGGTGAAATTATCGACCCTTTTATGAAGCTTGATGACATCGTTATGTTGCAATGTCAACCTCGGTATGATCCTTTATTGGGTCGCTGGGTTTGGTATCAGAAGCTCCAGACGGTTCTTGAAATGGCTCAGTGGACTAAGAAAATCCACAAGAGGCCTGATAAGACCATCTGGGCTAGTAATGTACTCGATAGTCTTCGGAAACTTTGTCTACACCCTAAATCGGTGTGGGATGAATATGTTCCGAAGTATCAACGAATGGTTGCTGGTTATCATATAGAAGTTCCTACTTGGGACTACTATGGTATGCAGAAAATTGTTCTTGACGAGGCTTATATGGGCGTCACTTTTAGGAATGAAATTGACGCTGAACAGGGAGAATTCCAGCATGGGCC